TCGGTAATGACCGGCGAGGCCGGCGACAATATCGGCGCCGGCGACCGCGCGACGCTCTATTGGCTCGACGAGGCCGCCCTTATCGCCCGGCCGCAGCTTGTCGAGGCGTCGCTATCGCAAACGACGAACTGCGCGATTTCCATTTCGACTCCGCGCGGCATGGCGAACCCCTTTGCCGAGAAAATCCACCGGGCCGATTGGGCCGCGAAAGGCATGGTTTTTCACGCCCATTGGAGAGACGACCCGCGCAAAGACGACGCGTGGTACGAAAAGCAGAAATTCGAACTCGACGCCGTCACCTTGGCGCAAGAGGTCGATATGTCCTATACCGCCTCGGTCGTCGGCGTGGTTATCCCGCAGGAATGGGTACAGTCGGCCGTCGGCGCTGCCGAGGCGTTGGGTATCGACCTGCGCGGCCGCCGCGCCGCCGCGTTCGACGTCGGCGACGAGGGTAACGACGAATGCGCCTTTTGCGCGACCCGCTCAATTCAGGTCGAAAACGTCTCGACGTGGTCGGGCAAGGGGTCCGATATTTTCGACAGCGTCGCCAAGGTTTTCGGGTTTTGCGATGTGCTCGGAATCGACGAGTTCGAATACGACGCCGACGGCCTCGGGGCGGGCGTTCGGGGCGACGCGCGCGTGCTTAACGAAAAGCGCCGGCAGAAAATTACCGCGATCGCGTGGCGCGGCTCGGGCGAGGTCGTCGATAAAGACAAACCGATTCCGTCGGCGGCCGGGCGCAATACCAAGCGCGAGCCGGGCGAAATCACGCGGCTTAACGGCGACTATTTCGAGAACGCCAAGGCGCAGGGTTGGTTCGACCTGCGCGCCCGGTTCCAGCGCACGCACCGCGCCCGCAAAATGCAGGCGGCCGGCGAGGATTGGCGCGCGGCGTACTCTCCCGACGACCTGATTTCGCTTAACCCGAAAATGCCCGGCCTCTCGCGGCTTTGCGTGCAGCTTTCGCAACCGACGTACACGTCGGCAAAGTCGGGTAAAATGATGATCGACAAGACGCCCGAGGGCGGCAAATCGCCGAACGACGCCGACTCGGTAATGATGCGTTTTGCCCCGCGTAAGGCCCGGGGTCGGTACAAACTCGACGCGTGGGCCTCGTAAAAAGAGGGCGGGGCCGACGCCGGCTGGGAACCCCCGACCCAAAACGCCAGCCCCGCCCGCGAGTTTGGGAGAGGATGCCTAGAAAGGCGGGCGCGCTTTAACCCGCGCTATCATCCCCGACAACCCCCGGTCGGCCATATGTGAACGTCCGGCCGACCACCGCAGTAACGCGCCCGCAATCGACAACCGGGGGAACGGGTAGGCCGAGCGAACGCCAATCGTGCCGGATTCGGTCGAAAAGGTCGGCTAGGGCTTCCTCTAGTGAGTCCCGCTCTAGTTTACGCCAGCAGGCCTTAATCGGTTCCGCGGCCGGGTTGGCGCAGGGGTGCGCCTCGTAAGAGTAAACCGTAAAGCCGGTTTTTGCGCGGCTATGGGCGACGAAAATTTGCGTTTGGGTTGCCATAGCCGCCGCCTTAAAGGGAATTGATGGGGCGGTCAACGGCTAGACCCTAGCGCCCCGGCCGCCGTCGTGATATTCCGGGGGCTATGGGTACCGTCTCGAATTTGCCTCGCTCGTCGCCCGCCGCGAATTTCGCCGACGGGTACGCCAACCTTATGTCCCGCCTCGGCACGACCGCCGACCGGGCGAGCGCCGCGTACTATTGGGTACCGCCGCTCACGCAGCAGCAAATCGAGGCCGCGTATCGTACGTCGTGGCTTACTCGCAAAGTGCACGACCTGCCCGCGTTCGAAATGACCCGGGCCGGGCGCGATTGGAACGCCAAGCCCGAGCAGATAACCGCCCTTGAAGCGTACGAGCGCCGCCGCGTGGTCGACGTTTGGGGCAAGCTGCGCCGGGCGCTTACGGTCGCTCGCCTGCACGGCGGGGCCGCGCTCATTATGGGCGTGCGATCGGGCGGTACGGCCGACCCCTCGCGGCCGCTCGACGTCGAGCGCGTCGGCCGCGAGGGCCTGCGGTACCTGCTCGTAGCCAGCCGGCACCAGCTTTCGGCCCCGTTCGGTATGGAAACCGACCCCGAAAGCGACTTTTACGGCGAACCGGCAATGTACGAACTGCGTGGCGCCAAAGGTAATACCCTGCGTATTCACCCGTCGCGCATTATCCCCTTTCGCGGGCAGCCGCTGCCCGAGGGCGCGGTAACGGTATCGGCGCTCGACCAATTTTGGGGCGACCCCTTGCTGCAGTCGATTAAGGGGGCAATCGACAATAGCGAAACGGCGCAGGCGGCGGTTTCGACCCTGCTGCACGAAATGAAACAAGACGTCGTAAGCATACCGGGGCTTACCGAGCAAATCGCGACCGAGGGCGCCGAGGGCCGGCTTGCCGCGCGTATCGAGGCCCTTAATCGGTTTCGGTCAATGTTTAACGCCCTACTGCTCGACGCTGGCGACGACGACGGGAAGGGCGGCGAGAAATGGGAAACGCGGCAGCTTTCCTTTACGCAGCACCCCGAATTGCTGCGGCAATTCCTGTCAATCGTGGCGGGGGCGGCCGATATCTCGGTTACGCGGCTTATGGGCGAAAGCCCGGGCGGCCTGCAGTCGACGGGCAAGGGCGAGCAAGACGATTTTAACCGGATGATTCGCGCCCGCCAAATGGCCGAAATCGCCCCGGCCCTCGCCGTGCTCGACGAGGTACTTATTCGCTCGGCGCTCGGCAGCCGCGACGACGATATCGGGTACAATTTCGCGCCGCTATCCGAACCCGACGAGACAGCCGAAAGCGAAAACGATAAGCGCGACGCCGAAACCGTGCAGATTTACGCCGCGACCGGGCTTATTCCGAAAGACGCGCTCGCCAAGTCGGCGCAAAACCGAATGATCGAAAGCGGGCGCTGGCCCGGGCTCGACCAAGCGATTCAGGAATCGACGCTTGAACTCGATTTGCCTAACAACCCCGACGACGAAACCGACGACGGGAACGACCCCGAGGGCCCCGACGATATCGACCCGGCCGACGTCGAGGAAATGGAACGCCGCGGCACGATCACGCGCGACCAGTCCCTCGCCCTGCTCGCCGACGCGCAGCCGCGCAGCCTGTACGTTTCCCGCAAGCTGCTAAACATCGACGAGTTCGCCGCATGGGCCCGCGGGCAGGGCTTTACGGTCGCCGACGACTTGCACGTTACCGTCGCGTACAGCCGCTCGCCGGTCGATTGGATAAAGGCCGACAACGATTGGCCGAGCGACAAGAGCGGCGGGTTTACGGTCGAGCCCGGCGGCCCCCGGGTCGTCGAAACGCTCGGCGATAAAGGCGCGGTCGTGCTGCTCTTTGCCTCGTCGCACCTTTCGTACCGGCACGAGCGAATCCGCGAACTCTCGGGCGCCGGGCACGACTTTTCGGAATACGTGCCGCACGTGACGATTACGTACGACGGCCCGGGCGGCGTCGACCTCGCGCAAGTCGTGCCGTACCACGGCGCCCTGCGTTTCGGGCCGGAAATTTTCGAGGAAGTGAAACCCGATGCCTGATATGCGGCCAACGGTCGAGGGAAGCGCCGGCCGCAACGTCGAATGTTACCCCGTGCTCGTCGTCGGCCCCTCGGGCTCGGCGGTCGCGGCCGATACGGCAACCGGCGGCCTCGTGGTTATGGGCGAAATCCACCATATGATTCACGTCGGCCGGGTTTTCGAGGCGTCGCATTACGTGCCGGTAATCGCCGCGGCCGCGTCGTTCGATATCCTCGTCGTGACGGCCGAGGCGTCGCCGCACCTGCGCATTCAAGCCAACGCCGGCGGCGCGGCCCGGCTGGCGCTTTACGAGGGCGCGACCACGAGTGCCAACGGTACGGCAATGCTTGTCGCCAACCGCAACCGGAAATCGGCCAATACCCCGACTGCCGGCATTTTTTACGGCCCGACGGTTACGGCGCTCGGCACGCAGCTAAGCGACGAGTTTGCCCCGGGCGGCGAGGCGGCAGGAAACCGCACGGTCGGTTCGGCCTTCCCGAGTTTCGAGGAATGGATTTTGAAGCCGAATACCCGGTACGTCGTGCGGGTTACGAACGTCGCGACCGTCGATATTACCGCGTCGTTTAGCCTCGCGTTTTATGAAAATTGACCTCGTCGCCCTCGTAAAGCGGGTCGGGAAATATCGCGCCCCGACGTTTACGGCGGCGGCGATCGAACCGACCGGCGCCATGCGAGACGCTTTGCTGCGCCTGTATATGCGCGTCGTGCGGGAATGGCTGCGCCAGTGGCAAGAGAATATCCGGCCGCAGTACGAGGCAACGCTAGGCGAGGGCCTGCGCGATAGCGTCGCCGACGTGCAGGGCGGCGTCGACGAGGCCGACCGGGCGCTGCGCCGGCTGCTCGTGGCGGTCGACGCCGAATTGAGCGATTGGGTCGTATCGACCGAGGAATGGCACCGCGGGCAATTCGGCAAACTGTTTACGCCGACCGGCGTACGGCTCGATATGATGCTCGGCCCCGGCGACGTCGGCCCGACCTTGCAAGCCGTGCTCGCCGATAACGTATCTCTCATTCGCTCGCTTAACGACCAAATGCGCAACGGGATATCGGGCGCGGTATTTCGCGGCCTCACAAACCGCACGCCGGCCCGAGACGTCGCGCGCGAAATCCGCAAGCAGGGGGATATCGGCAAGCGCCGCGCCGAATTGATCGCAAGCGACCAACTGCAAAAATTGACCGGCCGGCTCGACCAGCAACGGCAAGAGCAGCTAGGGCTTACGTCGTTCGAATGGGCGCATTCGGGTAAAAAGCACCCGCGCGAGGAACACGTCGCCCGAAACGGCAAGGTTTACCGTTGGGATTCGCCGGTCGGTAAAGACGACCCCCCGGGGTTTGCTATTCGCTGCGGCTGCCGCTCGCGCGCCGTGGTCGACCTAGAGGCCGAGGCCGGTACCGAACCGACGCCAGCGCCCGCCCCGGCCCCTGCGCCCCGGCCCGAGCCGGTCGTCGCCGCGCCGCCCCCGCCTGCGCCGCCGGCCGCACCGGGCACGTACCGCAGCGTCGTAAACCCGGCGGTAACGACCGAAACGATACACGTGCAAAAGCGCCTCGCCCTGCAAAAGCAACTTACGGCCGAGTTCGTCGAGGCGGCCCGCGACGAGCGGTACGCCGATATCGGGGTATGGCGCGGCCGCAGCGCCAAGGATTCCGGCGCGGCCTCTTTCTCGGCCGAATGGACCGACGAGGCGGTTTCGACCGTGGCGGCGATCAAACCCGAAATCGACGCGCTCGCCGACCAACTGAAAATCCCCCGGGTTCGCGGGTTTAAGACCGTACGCGGCTCGCAAAACGCCGATATGGGCGGCGGGATTATGGGTTTAAGCCCCGGCGAGTTTAACGCCCGCGCCGCGAAAGTCGGGGCAAGCGCGAGCGCCGAGGATTTGGCCGCCGGCATACGCCAGCAAATCGACGCCCTGCTCGACCAGCAAAGGGCCCTGCAGCCCGCTATCGAGGCGGCGCGCGACGAAATGTTTGCCGCCGGTAACGCCGGCGACCGGGTCGCGTACGCCCTCGCGCGCGATCGGAAAGACGCGCTCGTCAAAGAGTACGAATCGCTGCGCCGCAAACGGCAAAAGCTATCGGATGCCGCCGGCCGGGCACGCCGGGTCGCGAGCACGCCGCAAAGCACGTGGCGGCCGGGCGACGACCCTAAGCGCCGCCCGTGGTCGGTCGCCGAGTATTACCCCGAGGGTATCGACCGAATCCGCAGCACGATTTTTCACGAGTTCGCGCACCACCTGCACCAAAACCTAAACCGGCGCGGCGCGCACGTGCGCCCGCTCGAAACGCGGCTGCGCGAACTATGGCAAGAAACCCGCGATCGCCCCGGGCACCGCGACCGGCTGCCGTCGACGTACGGCGCGTCGAACCCGTACGAATGGTTTGCCGAGAGTTTTTCGCTTTTCATTATGGGGAAAAACGACCTCGTCGACCCCGTCTTGCGCGAACTGATAGAGGGGATTTTCCGTGGCGAGTTCTAAAGAAATTTCCGATTTCCTGCAAAAACGCGGTAACGACCTGCGCGCCGACGATATCGACGAAATCGAAACCATGCTCGCGCTTTTGCCGGTCGAGCAGTACGACGAGGTCGCCGGTTGGGTTTGGGAAGCAGTCGCGCTTATCGTGAACGACCCGAGTTACGAGGGCGACGCCAAATTGCCGGCCGAGGAATGACGGCGCGGTCAATTAAATTTGATTGTCAAGGGGCTATGTCCTGCGGTATTTCCGGCGCCATGACGTTCTTGTACGACTTTGCCCCGGCCAAAATCGAGCACGGCCGCGCGCGAATTACGCCCGAGGGCTATTTCGTCGCCGACGCGCTTGTCGGCCGCGCAAACAATATACAGGAATACCGGGCCGCCGAACTTGGCGACGCGTTCGCCGACCGCGACCCTAATTCGATCGTACGGGTATTTCGCCCCGAGGCCGAGGTTTTCGCGGTCGACAGCGTGCGCAGCGCCTCGCGCCTCCCCATTACCCTAGATCACCCGGTACAGGCCGGGCGCGGGGTTATGGTCGACGCGAAAAATTGGCGCGAGTTTGCGAAAGGCGAAACCGGCGAGCAGATTATGCGCGACGGCGAGTTCATCCGCGTGCCCATTCGCGTTACCGACGCCGCCGCGGTCGACAGCGTGCGCAGCGACCGGCAAGAATTTTCGCTCGGCTATTCGGCCGAAATCAAGGTGCAGCCGGGGGTTTTCGACGGGCAGGCGTACGATGCCGTGCTTTCGAATATCCGGTATAATCACCTTGCCGCTTGCCGGGCCGCACGGGGCGGCCCCGAATTGCGAATTACCGACGAACGCCCCGCAGATAAATCGAAAGGTATGCCCATGCTGATTCTTATCGACGGCCTGCAGGTCGACGTTTCTAACGCCGAGGTCGCCGCGACGACTGTTCGCAACCTGATCGCCGCCCGCGACGCTGCCATGACCGACGCCAAGGCCGCCGAGCAGGCCCTTGCCGACGCCCGCAACACCATTGCCGCCCGCGACGCCGAAATCGTCGGCTTGAAGGACGCGGCCGACAAGGCCAAGCCGACCCCGGCCGCCCTGCGCGACGCCGCCGCCGATTACGCTCGCGTTTCGGCCAAGGCAAAGGCCCTCGGCGTGACCGTGACCGACGAAATGGACGTCGACGCCATGCGCCGCGCCGCCGTCGTCTCGAAAATGGGCGACGCCGCCGCGACCTACACCGACGAGCAGGTTACGGCCGCGTTCGACGTGCTCGCCGCGCAGGTCGGCGACGCGCCGGCCAACGTGACCGACGCCGACCCGCTGCGCGCCATGCTGCGCGACGGCCAGCCGGCCAACGTCGCCGACGAGGCAAAGGCTTTTGCCGACGCCCGGGCAAAGCGTTTCGAGCGGTACAACACCGCGCACAAGGGCACCGCGTCGGCGTAAGCCGGGGCTGCAGGACATAGGAGCATAGGCCCATGGCTATCGTACAGGACACTTTCAACGAGACGCCGGCCCGCGGCTTCCCCGGGCAGGTTATCAACGGCGAAACCAGCAGCCGCATTTCCCGCACGTGTGAGGATGCGGCCGGTATTCCGTTCGGCGCCCCGGTTTTCCGCGGCTCGGGCGATCACGGCTGCACCGCGACCGTTGGCACCGCGGCAACCTTCCTCGGTTTCGCTATCGCCGACCATGGCGTGCAGCCCCTGCCGGGCGGCGTCGCTGCCGACATTTACCCGCGGTACGAAAGCGTCGCGATTCTGACCTCGGGCGCAATGGTCGTTAACGCGATCGGCGCGAACGCCGACGGCGGGGCCGTGACGATCGGCACCGGCGCGGGCGCTGCCGACGGTATCGGCGATACCGCCGCCGACGCGACGCATATTGCCGCGACCGGTTGGGTTTTCGACGAAACCACGAGCGGCGACGGCCTCGCCGTTATCGTTCGCCGCTAAAGCGCAGAAAAGGGGCAATAGGCCATGGAAATCAATTTTCACGACGCGCAGCAGGCCATGGGCTTTATTGTCCCGCAGACCCTGCGCATTAACACCGCCGTCGAAATGCTGGCGTACCCATCGTTCGACTATTCGCGACTTATGTTCGTGAATACCGACGGCGATATGTGGGATATCGGCAGCGTTTTCTATTCGGGCGATATCGCCGGCGCCGCGCAGTTTCTTAGCGGCAAGGGCTTCGATATGCCTTACGCCGACGTCTCGACCTCGCAGCACCTGCAGACCAACCATTTCGCCGGTATCGGTTACGAATGGTCGCTGCAGGAACTGCAGCGGGCCGCCAAACTCGGCCGCAACCTCTCGACCGAAAAGGCCGAGGCTGCGCGCAAGGTCGCCGAGTCGTTCGTTTACGGTATCGCCATGCGCGGCAATACCGAAAAGGGCATGACCGGACTCGTCAATAACGCGAACGTGCCGAGCGCACAGGTCGCCGCCGACGGTACCGGCTCGTCGCGCCTTTGGACTGCAAAGGACGCCGACCTTATCCTGCGCGACGTGAATGCGGCCCTTAACGCCCCGTTCAATGCGACCAAGGAAACGCAGCGGGCGAATACGCTTTTGCTGCCGTCGTCCAAGCTGCAGTACCTCGCCGAAAAGCGCGTCGGCGATACGACCATGACGATTCTTGCTTTCCTCAAGGAAAACAATTCGTACACGCTCGAAACCGGCCAGCCGCTTACCGTTATCGGTTCGCGCGAACTGGAAACCGCCGGCACCGGCGGCACCGCGCGCATGGTCGCATACGATAACGACCGCGGCGTCGTGCAAATGCACCTGCCCGGCCCGCACGAGTTCCTGCCGCCCTTCCAAAAGTCGAGCATGACTTGGGAAGTCGCCGGCATTATGAACGTCGGCGGGGTCGAAATTCGCCGGCCGAAGGGCATGGCGTACCGCGACAGCTTCTAAGGGGCCCGCGGGTCGCGCTAGACAGGGGGACGCCGGGGCGGTACTTTCGCCCCGGCGTTTTTCTTTTGCCAACCGGAGTACGAACTATGCCGACCGCAGAAATCACGAATACCGACAAGGGCCCCCGGGGCCTGCATACCGTCGACGGCCTCGTTATGCTTGAACCGGGCGAAACCCGGTCGCTCGACTTGCCCGAGGCGGAAATTCTCGACCTCGCCGACCATTTCGCAATCGCCGACTATACCCCGGCCGAGGGCAGCAACCGCGACCCCGACGACCCGACCGCCGAACTCGACGCCATGACGATTCCGCAGTTAAAGGCGCTCGCCGCCGACCGCGGCGTGCAGCTTCCCGAGACGGGCACCGGCGACGGCGGCCGCGTGCTGAAAGCGGATATCGTGGCGGCGCTCGCGAAGGGCCCGGCCGAGCCGCAGGGCGACGCGCTCGACAATATGAGCGACGAGGAACTGCGCGCGACCGTGCAGGCGCTTACCGGCGCCGAGGCCCCGGCCGACGCCGACCGCGCCGCCCTGCTCGCGATCGCTCGCGCGCAGTAATGCAAGCATCGGCCCCCGTCTCCACCGGGCGACCGCGCGCCGCGACCGGGCAACGGCCTTTCTGCGCATTGCGAAATGCGTTAAGCGTCGGGGGGCCGGCCCGCTCGCGGCGGGTTCATTAGTCGACGTAAGGGGGCAAGGCGCGCACCATGGCTTACACAATACCAACCGCGGCCGATTTGATCGCCAAATACCCGGCGTTCGCCGACGTGGCGACCGCGACAGTCGACGCGCATATCGCCGACGCAAGCGTGCAGGCGGTCGATACCTCTTGGCCCGAGGAATATTACGCCGCGGCGATCGCGGCCAAGGCGGCGCACGAAATGGCGCTGCTCGGACTCGGCGTGCAAAGCGAATCCTCGGGCTATGCGGCCGCCGGCGTAACGAGCATTCGCAGCGGCAATTTTCAGGCGTCGTTTTCGGCCGACGCCGTCAAGAAAGCGAGCGACGGCGGGCTCGACGCGACCGCATACGGCCGCGCGTATAAGTCGCTCTTGCGTAAAGCCAAGGGCGGCCCGCGGGTTATCGCCCGCGGCTCGTACGCCATGCCGGCCCCGACCGACGGGTACCTACCGTGAAAATGCTTGCCGGCGGGGCGGCCGGCCTCTTTGGCGAACTGCTAGGGCCGCTTTACCTCGCCGGCCGGGTTTGGTCGAACGCGACCACGTACGCGACCGACGGCACGATTTCGCGCGCAAACGCCCCAGTCGATTGTCTCGTGCAGGTCGACGCCGCGACCGAACGAATGGTGCAAACCGAGGGGTACACGGCGAGCGACCGGGCGCTTTACGTGCTGCGGTCGTCGTACACGGGGCCGTTTACGACCGATTGCGAAATCGCGGTCGACGAGGGCCCGTACGCGGGCACCCGCTGGCGCGTCGCAAGCCCGGTCGAAAGCGACCCGGGCGCGGCGTATTGGCTTTGCCGGGGCGTGCTGCAAAAGGCGTCGACCCCGTGACGACGATAAGAGGGGCCGAGGCGCACCGGCGCCGCCTGCGCAAGCTGCGGGGCTCGGCAATGGTTCGGCCGGTTACGCAGGCCGTTTTCGCGGCCGCGCAAGACTTGGCCGTCGACGCGTCGCTTTCGATCACCCGCGGGGCCGTCTCGGGCAAGGGGCACGTACCGTCGTCGCCCGGCGAGCCCCCGAACGCCGATACGCACGTGCTCGCCCGCAATATCGAGGCAATATCGACCGGCCCGCTAAAGGCCGAGGCGAGCAGCAACGCCCCGTATTCGCTCGCGCTCGAATTCGGTACGTCGAAAATGGCCGAGCGCCCCTTTATGCGGCCGGCTACCAAGCGCGAGCGCCCCAAGGCGGTTAAGCGTATCGTCGACGCCGTGAATAAGGTAATTCGCAATAGTGGCACGTGATTCCAGCCTCTACGCCCGGCGCGCGGGCCTAACCATTTTGAAGGGCACCGCCGCGCTTGCCGCGATCGTGGGCACGCGCGTTTACCCGCCGCAGCGCCCGGCCGACCCGGCTTGGCCGTTCCTCGGTTGGGGCGTGCCTATCGTCGGGCCTTTCGAGGCCGCTTGTATGGACGGCTGCGCAATCGACTTTGCGCTGCACGCGTACGCCGCGACCGACGGTACCGGGGGCTCGACCGTTTCCGGCGAGGAACGGGCCGGGCAGATCGCGGCGCTTGCGGCCGGCGCCCTCGTGGCGGCCGGCGGCGTCGACCTTACGGCGTACGGCTGCCCGTACCCGGCGACCGCGCATTTTACGTGGGAGCAAACGCAGGTTATACAGGACGGCGCCGAGGCCGACGCGTTCCATGCGGTCGCCTCTATGCGCTGCAATATCGTAAGCTAGGGGGCCGCTAATGCCGCAGGTCAAATTCACCGCCAAATACGACCACGATTGGTCGAGCCGCGCCGTTACCGCGTACCCCGCCGGCTTTATCGGGTCGGTTAAAAAGGAAGTCGCCGAGGCCGCTATCGCTGCGGGCAAGGCCGAGCCCTACCGGGCGCCCCGCGCCGAGTCGACAATCGTTGCCGACGAGGCGGATTCGCAGTAAAGAGCCCCAAACGGAAAGGTACAGGCCATGGCAATTCCCGATATCGTCAAGGGCGCATACGTCGACATTCTTATGGGCGACGGCGCGACCCCCGAGGTTTTTTCGCCGATTTGCGGGATTACGACCCGCAATTTCACCAAGCAGGTAAACACGAACGACGTTTTCGTGCCGGATTGCGCCGACCCCGAGGATATCCCGGTACGCCGCGTCAACCCAACCGGCAAGCAATGGGATTTGTCGGGCGAGGGCCTGCTTAATCTCGCCAACTGGCAGGCGCTCGACGCCGCCGTCGGCGTGACCGGCAATTTCCGTTTCCGTATCGCCCGCCCGACCGGCAGCACGACCGGCACCGGGTATTACGAGGGCCCGGCCATGATTACGAATATGCAGGTCGGCGGCGTGGTCGGCGGCGGCGAGTTCGCAACCGTGGCGGTTACGATCGCCAGCGACGGCGAATGGGCCCTTACCGACACGACGACGCCGTAACGTGCAAACTCATATCGACCTGCCGTTTGCCGACGGCGAATACCGCTTTGCGCTTGGCCTTTCGCAGATTCACGAACTGCAAACCAAGTGCAAAGCGGGTATCGGTCAAATTTACGCGCGCGTGCTGCAGGGCCGCGTACCCGACGCGCCGGATATCGGGCACCCCTTGTACGCGACGTACCAAATCGACGACTTGTACGAGACGGTGCGGCAGGGGCTTATCGGCGGCGGCGAGGGCCGCGTCGACGGGCAGACCGTGACCGTTACCGCCATGCGCGCAAACGAACTCGTCGAACGGTACCTGCACCCGGCGCCGCTCGCCGAGGCGTGGAAACTCGCGGCCGCAATCCTCTTTGCCAAAATCGAGGGGTACGCGCCGGCGCTCGACGAGGCTAAAAAAAAAGCCGAGGGCGAACCCCCCGAGACGACGACGGTTGGCTAGATTATCCCGGCGCGCTCGTCGATTGCGCCATGATGGGAATCGGGCCGACCGAGGCCGGGCGCCTTACGTACTGGCAATATACGGCCATGCGGCACGTATGGAACGAACGGCACCGGTCGACCGACGAGCCCGACCATGATATCGAATTGCCGACCGAGGATTTCGTAAAGGCGCGAATGGCCGAACTCGTCGCCCTCGGGATAGCAGGCACGAGGCATTAGACCATGGCAGTAACCGCCGACCGCGTAATCGTCGAACTAGAGGCAAAGCTAGACCGGTACGAGGCGAACGTACGGCGGGCCGAGCAGAAATTCGACGCGGCAACCCGTGCGATCGCGAACGACGCGAAACGTATGGAGCGCGACATTGCCGCGTCAACCGGCGCGATCGGCGCGCAGTTTCGGCAGCTTGCGGCGACGGCCGCCGGGGCGTTTTCGGCAGCGCAGGTCGCGGCCATGGCCGACAGCTACACCCGGTTTACGAACCAACTGCGGGTCGCCGGGCTTGAAGGGCAGGCGCTCGCCGATACGCAAAACCGCCTGTTCGGCGTGGCGCAACAAAACGGCGTGCAGCTTGAAGCCGTGGGCACGCTCTATTCGCGTGCGGCGCAAAACCAAAAGGAACTCGGCGCGTCGACCGCCGACCTAATCAACCTTACCCGTGCCGTCGCGGCCTCGCTGAAAATATCGGGTACGAGCGCCGCCGAGGCGCAAGGCTCTTTGCTGCAGCTTGGGCAGGCGCTCGGGTCGCCGCGGATTCAGGCCGAAGAATTTAACTCGCTGCTCGACACCATGCAGCCGCTCTTGCGCGAGGCGGCAAAGTATATTGACGGCACCGGCGGGTCGCTCGCCGGCCTTACGCAGCGAATCAAAGACACGAACGGCCCCGGCGTTTCGAACGTCGAACTATTCCGCGCCATTACGCAGGCAATGGCCGACCTTGAAACTCGCGCCTCGTCGACGCAGCTTACGATTTCCGGCGCGTTTACTAATCTTTCGAACGCCCTTACCAAATATATCGGCGAGGCCGACCAAGCAAACGGCGCCTCGGTCGCGATCACGGGGGCGCTAAACTCACTCGCGCAAAACCTCGACACCGTGACCGAGGCCCTAAGCGTGCTCGCGGCGGTTATGCTCGGCCGGTTCGTGGCGGGCATGGTCGCCGGCGCGGCGTCAACCGGCGTCGTCGGTACGGCAATTTTCGCCATGCAGGCCCGGGCCGTTGGCGCAGCCACGACTATGGAAGCCCTTGCGCTTACCAGCCGCACCGCGGGCGCCGCCATGCTCGCCGCGTTCGGCGGGCCGGTCGGCCTTGCCGTCACGGCGCTTGCGGTCGGTATCGGGTACCTCGCCGCCGCCGACGCCGAGGCGGCGCAGGAATCGCAAAGCCTTACCGCGTCAATCGACCAACAGGCCGCCGCGTTCGCCAACGTGGCGCAGCGGCAGGCCGAAACCAACGCCGCGGCCGACAATCTTAGCGCGACCCAACGCGCGGCCTTGACCTCGACCGCGAACCTTACGGGCGAAGCAAACTTGCTCGCCGAGGCTTGGGGCCGCGTGGCGGCGCAGGCTAAAGCCGCCGCGCTTGAACAGGCCCGAGCAGCCGCCACGACGGCGCGCACGAACCGCATTGCGGCCGAGGCGGCCGTACGCACCCGAAACGAAACCGAGCGCAACCGCCCGTCGAACGCCCCCGCCGGTTCGTTTCGCGGCGTGGTCGGCCATTTCACGCGCGGGATTGCCGACACGGTATTTCCCGACAGCCGGGCCCGAACGCAAGCCGAGGCGGCCGCCGAGCGGCAGCGGCTCGAAACGGCGCGCGAAAACGAGCGGCTTGCAAACCAAAATCTCGCCGAGGTACGCGGGCAGCGGCTCGAAACTTTCCGCCCGCCCGCGCCGACCCCGGCACCGGCAAGCGGGGGCGGCGGGCGCACGCGCACGCGTACCGGCACCGGCGGCCGCGAACGCACCGGGCCCGACCCCGACGAAATCGCGCGCCGGTTCGAAAACGACGTCGCCCGGGCGGAACTGGAAATACGCGCCGCGCAGGCCGACGCGATCGGCACTGCAACCGCGCGACGCGATTTCGAGCGCGAACAAATCCGCGCGCAGCAAGAGCAAAACGCTCGCGAAATCCGCGCAAACGATGACTATTCGGCCGCCCAAAAAGAGCGCCTGCTTTCGCTTAACGACCAAATCGCCGCGAACCGCCTTGCCGCGATCGCGGCGGCCGAGCAGGCCGAGGCGGCGCAGGCGGCCGTCGATATTCGGCAGGCCGAACTCGCCGACCAGCAAGAAATGCTGCGCCTGCAGGCCGGGCTTGCCGATACTGCCAAAGAGCGCCGCGATATCGAACTGCGAATCCTTGAATTGCAGTACGAGGAAGAACGGTTGCGCCTTGAAGCGATCGCCGCCTCGGCGCAGTCGACCGAGGCCGAAAAGGAAATCGCGCGCCGCCGACTGGCGCAACTCGACGAGCAGTACGACACGCGCCGGCAGGGGGTCGAGCGGCAAAACGAAAGCCCGCTCGAAAAGTACCGCCGCGAAATGAACAAGTCGGCCGGCCAAATTCAAGAGCAGGCCGAGCAATGGGTCGTCGACGAACTAGAGGGCATACAAGACGCTCTAAGCGGCGCGATTCAGAAAAAACTAGGCGTGAAAGACCCGATTCTCGGCGGCATTATCGACTTGTTTATCGAGCAAGTGATTATGAAACCGCTTACCGACGCGTTCGCGCAAATGTCCCAAGGGGGCGGCGGGGGCCTCGGCGGGCTTATTTCGTCGATTGGCTCGGCGATCGGGTCGCTCTTTGGCGGCGGCCGCGCGTCGGGGGGTCACGTGGTCGGCGGCCAAATGTACCGCGTAAACGAAACCGGAATCGAGGGATTCAAGCCCGCGGGTTCGGGGCAGATTATCCCGCTCGGCCGTATGCGCAGCGCGGGCGGCGGGGGCGTGCAAATTCACCAGTCTATCAAGATTGACGCGAGCAATAGCGTTACGCCCGACGGGTTCGCCGACTATATTGTCGCGCGCACCCGGCAAGAGACGTCGTATATCGTTTCGCAGGCGTCCCGGCAGCAAATGAAAAACGTTCCCGGTCGCATGGCGCAATACCAACGGGACGGGACGTAATGCCGCAGTACCGCGAATCGTATATTTTCCGTATCGAAACCGATACCCCGGCAATGCTTTGGACGGGGCACGGCGACTTGCTTGTGCCTGCCGACGGCCTCGTGCTCGACGAGCCCGAAATCGCAATCGGAGGCGGTGGGCTTATCGAAATTCCCGACCTAGAGCAGCTTATTAACGGCGTCGCGCAGCGGCTCGAAATCACGCTGTCGGGCGTTACCGACGCCGCCCTCGTGTACGCGCAAGAGGAAGCGGCGCAGGTACCGGGCGCCCCCGTTTGGATTGGCCGAATCGAGTTCGACGGGGCGTGGCAGCCCGTGGGCGACGTGCATTGGGAATGGCAGGGCGAGGGCCGCTCGCTCGTCGTCAACCGGCAAGACGGCGTGCCCCCGAGCCGCACCGTAACGCTTAAGGTCGCCTCGGGCGACACGACCCGCAGCCGCGCGCCCGTCTCGTATTTTACCGACGCCGACCAACGCCGAAAGCATCCGACCGATTCTTTCTTTTCGAACGTCGGCCGGATTAACGCGGGCACGTCGCGCCGTTGGGGGCCGGCCGGGTGACGCGGCCCGACCTCGGCGAGTTTCTGCGCGCCTCGGCGGCCCGGCGGCGCGAGCCGGGCGTATGGGATTGCTGCACCTTTCCCGCCGCGTGGGCGATCGTCAACGGCTGCCCCGACCCTATGGCAGATTGGCGGGGGCGGTACCGTACCGAGGCGCAGGCGCTCGACTTGATCGCCGACGGCGGGGGCCTCGTCGACCTGTTCACGCGGGGGTTTAGTGGCGCGGGGGTTTCGCCCGCCGAGGGGCCTTTCGAACCGGGCGATATCGGCGTCGTGCAATTGCTAGGCGAGCAGGCCGGGGCCGTTTATACCGGCAAGCGTTGGGCCTTGGTCGCCGACC